AGTGTTTAAGACCACTGACAGTCTGCGTTTGAGCCCGCCGGCCTGCTCCCTGGCGGATTTGAACCGCCGACCCCCGGCTCATAAGACCGGTGCTCTAAACCCCTGAGCTAAGAGAGCGGAGTTGTTGTTTTTGTTTTTGTTAAGTTATTATTTCTGTTGATATGCTTTTATATACTATAGAAAAGTAAAAAAAAGAGAGATTTTAACGCGCGGCGAACTTATACAAGTTTCCACGTGCGACCATAGGCGGTCTTGCGAGTTCCTTTTAGCACCGAGTTTATATTTCTTGTAGATGCTTTTTCGAAGCCAAGTGATTTCAGATACTTTATACAATCCTCTTGACTTGCGTACTCTTTTTCAAACACACCATTTAGATATGAAACACTTTTTACTCGCGCAGACTTTGTGCCATCATAACACCCATTTTTATAGGCATCTTTCACATTATCAGACCTAGTTCCAAGACGAAGTTTATGAGGTCTAAAGTCCATTTTATTATCATCCTCGTGAAGAATTTCCTCACCTGACTTCTTCTTTGTATATTCTTCTGGGAAAAATGTCTTGAATGCGATAACATGACATAACCACTTCCTGTTATTGATTTTTATCATTGGATATCCTGCATTATCTATACCAAGGGAATCTGCTGACAGTATATGTTCGGCAAATTTAGAAACATATTTAATGCGATTCTGGTCAGAAATTTCTAGAAATCCTCGAGTATTTCTTGATCCGGTAATTTCTTTCCATGTTTCACCAGGAAGTGATAACCATTTCTTGTATTCGAATCCAAACTGATTTCTTTGAGCATAGTGCCAAATCATTTTTTCGGTATAATCTCGTTTGAAAGGATTCTGATCACCTTGTAGATGATCGACCCATTCTTTAGCGGTCTTATCGCATCCATCTTTAGAGATAAGGAACGCGTTCTTATATGTAAGAGGCATACATCTATTCTTAATTTGTCCCTTCTGGTCTAACCAGCGGAGGTTATCGGGCGTATCGTTTGTTGAATTTCTATCCTTATGATCAGTGGTGTGAGCAGGGGTTTGTGGAGGACCATAAAGCGTAGAGGCAATGGCTCTCGCGTTTCGAATAGTATTTCTTCGCCCTTCATCATCTAGCACGGTGATATAATTATATTTACCTCGTTGTCGAGGGTACACAATGTTTTGAGTATTCTTTTCAAAGAAATTCCCATCATTGTAAAAATATTTGTTGAATGTTTTATGAATGATTGCTCCTTCCTTATAATAGTAATATTGGAGAGGAGTCATTTATGATATGTTTTCTGGGTTTATTATAAATTATGTTGTGTCAATATGTTCCGATTATAACCATATTATCACTGCATAAATTTAGAAAAATCACTATGGCGAACCCATTTAATTTTAGAAAACATACAGAGGAAGCTAGTCTTGATAGGGATTCTCGTCATCGCCACGCCACCATTTTGCCTCTGATTCCAACTGTAGTCGTATTTGCCAAGGAATCTCGTTTCTGTTTGCTCGGCAATTATGCTCCCCATCTCAATCTGACGAGGGAGTAGGTCGGGCTTCGTAAATATATACCGGATCCTGCGCATCACAAAGAGACCGCTCTTGACCGCCGCATCAAGGAAGTTGGCGATGTGGTCACCGTCGCGCAGGTAGCTCCCGTGTCTACCAGACACGCTCTTGGTTGTTCCGACGTAGGTCTTGTAACGAGTGGCGTTGGGGGACTTGGCCACTGCGAACTCATACACACCGGGGACGTCCCAAAGTCCTGCATTGACACCGCGAGACTTGGCATCCATGAGGGAGTAGCCGAGGTCATTGGCCGGGGCCAGGAACACGTGCCACTTGGTGCCGCGGAAGAAACGCTTGTAACCAGAGAAGTACCCGGGGTGAACCTTCTCGCGGCGGACAAAGTTGAAGTCAGCGATGGAGTAGTTGATCTTGTTGGCGACGTTGGTAGCGGCCATGGTGATTATTTGCTTGGTTGCTTTGATTGCTTTGAGCAGAGGAGTGTTTGTTTTATTTGGTGATGAACATGGTGTTTGGTCCGCTTATATGCTTGTTTGATCACCCGGGTCAAATGACACTTTAGATTCGCATTGAAATATAATTGATTACATTATGACGACAAAGAAAACATATATGTTCAATCCTAAAAATCCTAAAAAATCATTCGATGTTTATGTAGATAAAGATCCATCTGACACAATATCCATAAAATATACAACTGTAAATGATGTGAAGACTACGATTAAAAAATTAGAAAGTTTATATAAACGCAAAAAGTATACTCATAAAAGAATATGGCAAGTAGCAATGATAATGTCCGTGAGATTAAAAGTTCTTAAAGACACCAAACAAGATCAATACAAGCTTTCTAAAAAATATCTTGCATTTTTAAGCAAAAGAACCGCTCTTCCAGAAGAAAAACGACGACTGATTGAGTTTAAAATAATAATATAAGCATTAGATAATGGATCCTTTGTTGCTTGTCAAGATCGCGGCAGTGATGCTTGTTTTAGACGGTATCTGGATTTACCTCGTCGCAGGAAATGCGTTTTCTGCCGTCGTAGAGAACATCCAAGGAAGTATCATGAAGGTCAGACCGGGGGGTGCAGTTGTTGCATATACCGCTATGATTTTGCTGTTTAATCAGTTTATCACTAAGGAATCCTCAGGATTGGATGCATTCTTATTAGGATTTTTGGCATATGCTATCTTCGATGGCACTAACTACGCTTTATTTGAAAAGTATGATCTGAAGACTGCTGTCGTTGATGCATTATGGGGAGCGTGCCTATTCTGGTTGACTTATAAGATAGTTTATATGTGATTACAAATAACGAAATCGCGGTTTGTCGATACGAAGGATGTCCTCATATCGACAAATCTGCTAATTGAACGAGTATTAATATCTTGTAAATATGAAAATCGCACCGATTGCCATGATAAGGAGTAATGGAAGTCTATTTCTCTGCATGTAAAAAAATATGATAGCCAAGGAGACCGCACCTGCGATTATAGCGGCGTGTTTTAACGTCTTTTGATTTGTAAAGTTTTCATTCCGATAAATCATCGGTGAATTTCCCGTGAGATATACGTCTTGTGCCCCATACGCGGCCAGTTGTGTTAAAGCGCCGCCCATTATGATATTATATATTATTTTATGCGATGGTGTAATCTGGATGACTTTTTAGTTTCGCATCGGAAAGACCGGTGGCATCTTTGGCTTCTTTGATAGATCCGAATACTTTGCCGGAAATATGAGTAACAATTCTGCCTTTGCTCTTGGTCTTTTCGAGACTTTTCACGACGTGCGTTTTCAGTTCGCGGGTGGATACAAACCGCGTATTGCCGTTTACATCTTCTAGGAACACCCGATCATATTTTCCAGACGAGTCGATGATCAGGGGGAACTTGCGATCTTTTGACACGACGTTGCTGTTGACCCACAGGTACTTGGGATAATTTGCGATCTCCATGATGTATGATTACGTGTAAATGCTTTTGTTAAATTAATTAATTACGTATAAATAAAAATAAAAATAATATTATATTAGATTAGATAAAGATGTCAGGTGGCCTGATCCAATTGGTTGCGTATGGAGCGCAGGACGTGTTCCTCACGGGTAAACCCCAGAGAACTTTTTGGAAGGGAAAATTCGCGAGATACAGCAATTTCGCAATAGAGTCGATCGAGCAGGACATTCTCGGTGCCATCGGATCGAATCAAGAAATTTCAGTCATACTGAAGAGAAACGGAGATCTCGTTTCGGCCATAAACTTCGAGATGACTTTCAGGAGAGGGCCTTCCGAGGAAACCGACCCTCTTGCTTATTATTCCAGCGAGCAGTTTCTTGATACGGTACAATTATACATAGGAGGGCAAAAAGTAATGGAATTCGGTCACGAATGGTTTCGTATGCACTGGGAACTGATGTTGACCTACGAACAGGAGATTGCGTACAATAACATGGTGAACTGGGGAAACGAACAAGAAGGGTATACGAGAACGTTTCATCTTCCCCTACCTCTGTTTTTTAACTCGTTGGAAATCGGTAACTCGCTCCCTCTCATCGCCCTTCAATATCACGAAGTAGAACTCAGGATAAAACTATGCGATCTCAATAACATCGACGGGATTGATCCAACGTATATTCCCAAATTGCGTTGTTTCGCTAACTATACGTTCCTAGATTCGGCGGAGAGAGTATGGTTTGCTTCGAATCCTCACGAGTATTTAATACAACAGATACAGACCAATAACTTCAACATCACGGTGAACGAGACGCAGAATGATTACAATCTTAATTTGAATTTCAATCATCCATGTTCGTTTTTGATGTGGTGCTTCACTCCCGGGACGGCATATCACGGGCAATACACCAGTCTGGCCGGAGAACAGGACGCTGAAGTGTTGTCGGTGTTGGAGTCCGCGACTCTATATCTCAATGGCGTGGAACGTTTCAAAACAAGACGAGGATCCTATTTCTCGAACGAATCTACGTGGACCGGATTCGCAGGATCTTATACATCCTCGGGCGTGGGCGCTTATCCATTCGGTATCAATTGTGGCTATGCGGAGCCCTCCGGCACCTGCAACTTCTCGCGTCTAGACACCGCGACGCTCCGGATTAGAACCAAGGCAGCAGTGGTCCAGGACACGTCGGTCCCCGGTAACGTTTCCGAGTCGATGACCACGGTTGGCGCCAATATTCTTAACACTGTGATCGTATTTGCTCCCAACTATAATATTCTTCGCATCCAGTCTGGCATGGGGGGCTTAGCGTATGCCAATTAAAATATATCATTTTACAAATCATTTATTTCGAAGTTCTTACACAGAAATTTGAATTAAAGTATCGTCAAATGTTACGTCAGTTTTATCTCTGTCTAACTTTCGCTGGCAAATTCACAGAATATACTTATGGCCATATCACAATTCGTCACCATCTCGGTATTACTCATCATGCAACCGATTGCTCGTAGACGTGCTTTCAACTTTGCTTCGTCGTTTTTTATGTCCATTGAGAAATAACACTGAATTCGAGGAGATCCGAATGTCGAGTATCTCGATTTCAACTTCTTTACGTCGGTATTCTTCGTGCGTCCAATCTTACCACGATCAGTCACTACAGTGTCTCTCACAAAATAAATCAATCCCGAACCTTCACAATCATCATCATCATCATCATCAAAATGCCCATTGTCTACGAGTTTTATTATAGCACTCTTCTGACGCTTCACTATGGCAGACAGATCGTCATTTTCCTCACGCAACTTCGCGATCATATTTTGTCTCTCGACATCTATCACCGATGTTTCTATTGACGTATATTTATGTTCGAGAAAGACATGATCTTCTTCTAACACGAAAGTCTTGCTACTCGATTTCATCTCCTGGTCACATTTTTTCTTATGCCATGACGCATTTCCTGATTGTATGCATTTGAATCCACAACCACACTCGAAAAATGTCGATTTATATGACGTCATTATCACACTGGAACTAATATAACTACATACATAACGAGTATTTATGCATCAAATTATCAATATGTGAAATCAACAAACATATCGTCGATTTGAAAATTAGTTTCATAGAAAATTTTTATGTGGTCATATGTAAAATCGAACGGTATAAATTACAGTGGTAAATGATTTGTCAATATGATACCATTTTTCGTATCGACAAATCATATGAATAACAACTATCAAAAATTACACGATGGGAATATCTGCTGAGAAGTAAAGCGAGTATAATGCCGACGAGGTTAGCGGGAAGAACGTCGAACCGATCGTTGTTAAATTAGCACTCAATCCTCCTGCCGACCATGAAGCAAATTTAATGTTGCCTGAATCATAAGCAAGAACCACACCACTGCCTCTGTTGCCCGTGCCAGTGCTTAACGTGGTTTGCCCGATTGGTACTTCTAAAACGTCTCCCACCGTAGCAAGGCCGGTTGTCGTCGTGTCTATTCTGTATCCACCTGGCATCGCGAGCAGATATTCTCCAGATCCTGCGGCTGATCCGGCTGTCGCCGTTTGGTTGTAGAAACCTTTGATGCTCAACATTTTGCCCGTTACTGCCCAGACATAATGCCGCGTGGCAGAAGTGGCCAATGTTGGTGCAGTGGTAGAGCCGCCGAAATTCCAATCGGTCACCTTGGTATATCCTCCCTGTGATACGATCGGTTTGGAGCTCACCGAAACGATGTTCATGAACGTACCGACGTCAAAACGTACGTCTTCAGCAGCTCCGGCATTCGTTGCTCCAGTCGTTTTGAGCTGATATGTCGTGGTAACCGTCGGTGTTATCAAGAAATCTAACACAGGTGCGGGAGGATTGTTTACACCAGATACGCTCATTGCGAACGTTTCTGCTGCTCCAGGTCCAACCTGAGTCTGGGATACGGATTCGACCATTCTGAATCCAAAGATATACCCACCAGCCGAATCCCAGCCCATTTGTGCGGTAACGCGATAGGTTATTCCGCCCTCCAACGTGACAACTCCAGTTGTCGAGTTATATGTAATACCACTATTGGCTAAAACTCTATCCAGAATGATAGCCACGTTTGACCAAGTGCCCCCCGGTCGAGGTTGATTAGTTGTACGCGATACCGACAAATATCTAGAAGACTCGACTAGACCAGTCAACAGCGCGCCGTTTCCGCGATAATATTGAGCTATCACATTGCTCGCGTCCAACTGCACATTTGCAATATTTGCACGATTGGCCAGGATATTGCCCGCCTCCATCCGCACGTTTCCAATGTTGCCGAAGTTTCCAATCACGTTGCCCAGGAAGATGGGTGCCACGACGTTGCCAAGAACGTTAAGTTGCGCACTGACTTCCAAGTTGCCTCCCACGACCCGGGTGTCGCCTATGAGGTTACCTCTGATGTCGCCGTTTACGTTGCCCAGGAATATTGGTGCCACGACGTT